GCCTCGATTTCAGGGTGAATCCAAGTAGCACCGCTTGTCCTAATTCTCTCACCCTCACCGACCCAGTAAGCACCCGGACCGTCTGTAAGTACGTTAAACTTCTTTTTCTCGTGTTTCATTTCCTCGACTTTCGCCATTCTTAAAACACTTGAACCCCTTGTCACCATTTTGATGATTTCTGTTGCTTGCTCGACAGGCACAAAACCTGTCAATTCATTTTTTAAATAACCCATTTATTTCACTCCTATCTTTGATTTTCTCTGATTATGTCCATAAAACTGCCTGTGTTGTGACCGCCACTGCCACCGTTTAAATCCGGTGTTTTACCCTTTAAACGCTCGGTAACACCTGCTTGTACATCTTTGTCATAGCTTTCTTTTATCTTGTCAATAACCGCCTTTGTGCTATCCTTGTCCTCTGCTGCAATGTACTTTGCAATCTCGGCAGACAATCCGACTTTGGCAAGTTCCGTTTCGGCATATGCAACGATTTTTTCACGTTCAAACTCTGCCTTTGCTTTTTCAAATTCTGCTCGTTCCTTATCGTCGTCCTCTTTTTTTCTTTGCTCGTTTGTCAACTTGGCTTTTCTCATGCCCTCTTCTTCGGCTTTTTTTAATTTTTCTTCAACTTCCTTTTCCCACTTCTCTTTTGCCGCCGCTACTGCGTCATCAATCGCCTTTTGATTGTCGCCGTCTTTTTGTTCGGTTGACTTCTGCTCTGCGGACTTCTCTTGCTCTTGATTTTCTGTTTGCTCTGCTGTATCTGCCAT